AACACAAAGCCACAGAAAGGGTAGAGCACCTGCTAAAGGTAAAGCTAAGGTTAAAGTAACTTCTAGCGGCAAGAAAGTAAGCTATGGTCAGGCTGGTAAGGCTAAAGGCGGAGGCCCTAGAGTAAAACCAGGAACTTCTAAAGGTGATAGCTACTGCGCTAGGAGTTTAGGCATTAAGAAGAGATTACCTAAAGAAAAGCAGAACGACCCTAACACGCCTAATAACTTATCAAGAAAGCGTTGGAAATGTTCTGGCGCTAAATCTAGGAGAAAGTAATATGCCATACGGTAAAGGTACATACGGTAATAAAGTAGGTAGACCACCTAAGAAAAAACCAACAACACCGCCTAAGAAGAAGCCAGTTAAGCGATGAAGGGCCAGACACACGGTGGCAAGGGAAGTGCCCAGCGCAAGACAGACCAGAAGAAGTTTGCAGCCAATTGGGACGCCATATACAACAAAACTGAGCAGAAGTCAAGTAAAAAGAAGAAATAATGCTTGACTTTCTTATGCTTTTATGTTATAATAACTATGTAAGACTAATATAAACAACGCTGTCCTAATAGGAGAAACAGTATGATTGATAAAGACCTTGAGCTGTATTACCGTAACATTAGAGATATGTTTGCAACAGACGGCTGGAAGCAGCTAATGGAAGACCTTAACTCTAATGCGTTCGTAATCAACTCAGTAGAAGCTGCCAAAGACAACGAAGACCTGCACTTCCGTAAAGGCCAACTCGCTGTTATAGCTAACCTACTGAACCTAGAAGCTCAAATCGACGCAGCTGAAGAACAAGCAATGCAGGCAGAAGAAGAAGTAGAAGCTGGCTAATGAGAGCTATCTACGAGTACCGCTGCGAGGATGGACACACGAATGAACGCTACACAGATTCTGAGTGTACCCACATCCCCTGCTTAGACTGCGATAAGATTGCAACAAGAATTGTAAGTGCTGTGCGCTGTAAGTTAGACCCTATCTCTGGTGATTTTATGGGTGCTACCAGGCAGTGGGAAAAGAACAGAGCACAGAAACTGCAGCAAGAGCGCAAGGCCAACTCCTAACCGAAGCCCTGCATAATACACCTCCATAATGAGAATACTCACGGAGTTTAATAATGGCAACACTAATAGACGAGCGTCCAGAAGACGTTGAAACTGAAGAAGAAGTAAATCAAATTCAAGAGGAACCTCAAGTAGAGGAGACTCCTCAAGAAGAAGAAATCCCTGAGAAGTACCAAGGAAAGTCAACAGCTGAAATTGTACGGATGCACCAGGAGGCTGAGAAGTTACTAGGCCGACAGAGCAGTGAAGTAGGGGAACTTCGGTCAGTAGTAGACAACTACATACAGACACAACTCGACAACAACACCCCAGCAACCCAAGAACCTGAAGAAGATATAGACTTTTTCTCTGATCCCGACAAGGCAGTCGAGAGAGCGATTAAGAATCATCCTTCAATCAAAGCTGCTGAAGCACAAACTCAGCAGTACAAGCAGCAGACAGCGCAGTCTCACTTGCAACAACGTCACCCCGACATGCAAGAGATTCTACAAGATGGTAAGTTTGTTGAGTGGATTAAGGGATCAAAGATTCGTACACAGCTCTTTGCACAGGCAGACACGCAGTATGACTACGAAGCTGCTGATGAACTCTTCACTACGTGGAAAGAACGTCAACAGGTAGTAGGACAGACTGTAGCCAATGAGAAGGCTAGTCGCAAAACCGCAGTTAAGAACGCCTCAGCAGGCAATGCTAAAGGTAGTGGTGAAGCAGCAAGTCGTAAAGTTTATAGACGCTCAGACATTATTAAACTAATGCAGACCGACCCTGATAGGTATTTGTCTTTGTCTGACGAGATCATGCAAGCATACCAAGAAGGGAGAGTCAGAAACTAAATCTCTTTAAGGAAGTATTATCATGGCTACATCAGTATATCCCAATATGGGCGGAGCAGTAGACAACACTAGCGCCGCTAAGTTTATCCCAGAAATCTGGAGTGACGAAGTAATTGCTGCATACAAGAGCAACCTCGTACTAGCTAACCTCGTCAAGAAGATGAGCATGACTGGTAAGAAAGGCGACACCATCCACGTACCTAAGCCTACTCGTGGTTCAGCTCACGCTAAAGTTGCAGAGACTGCCGTAACTATCCAGAACTCTGTTGAGTCAGAAGTTCTGATTAACATCAACAAGCACTTTGAGTTCTCTCGTCTGATTGAAGACATCACCGAAGTACAGGCTCTGGCTTCTCTGCGTCAGTTCTACACTGGCGACGCTGGTTATGGTCTGGCTAAGCAGGTAGACGACGATCTGTTTACTCTGGGTAAGTCTTTCGGCGACGGCGACGGTTCTTCTTGGGTCACCAGTGCTTCTTTCCAGATCAACACTACTTCTGGTGCTTTGGAAGCCTATGACGCTGACGGTACTGCTGACATTGGCGCTTTCAGCGATGCAGTATTCCGTGGTCTGATCCAGAAGATGGATGACGCTGACGTTCCTATGGACGGTCGTAGCTTCGTTGTTCCTCCTTCACTGCGTAACGCTATCATGGGTATTGATCGCTACACCTCTACTGACTTTGTTAATGGCAAGAGCGTAGAGACTGGCAAGATTGGTAACCTGTACGGCGTAGACGTATTCGTTTCTACTAACGTACCTACTCTTGAGTCAGGCGTTCGTGGCGCTCAGCTGATCCACAAGGACACCAATGTTCTTGCAGAGCAGCAGGCTGTACGTTCTCAGACTCAGTACAAGCAGGAGTTCCTGGGTACTCTATACACTGCTGATACGCTTTACGGTTGTCAAGTAATGCGTCCAGAAGCAGGCTTCGTACTGGCTGTTCTATAAGCTAGTACAACTAAGGGGATTCTTCGGAGTCCCCTTTCCCTTTTCTTTTTTTCTCTCTTGTTTTCGTAGGAGCTATAATGGCTATATTTAGAGGTGACGGTGGTGCAGGCGATTCCAATACGGACGCTACCATATCCATTGTTACAGCCCAAGCTAACATAGCTACTACGAAAGCAAGTGATGCAGCTACTAGTGCTGTAGAGGCAGCTAACTCTGCAACTACTGCTACAACTAAAGCGGCTGAAGCAAGCACATCTGCTACTGATGCAGCTAACAGCGCTACAGGTGTCGCAGCCTACGCAACAGCAGCAGAGAACTCAGCAACTGCCGCAGCATCCTCAGAGACTAATGCAGCCACCAGTGCTACAGGTGCTGCCACAAGTGCTACAGCAGCTAGTGCCTCTGAGACAGCCTCAGGAGCCTCTGAGACGGCTTCCGCTGCTAGTGCTACCACTGCTACTACTAAAGCCTCAGAAGCCGCTACAAGCGCAACCAGTGCGTCTAACAGTGCTTCTACGGCAACGACTAAAGCATCAGAGGCTTCGACTAGCGCCAGCAATGCCTCAACCTCCGAAAGCAATGCTGCTACATCGGCCTCTAATGCTTCCTCTTCAGCCACTGCTGCTAGTGACTCAGCTACTGCTTCAGCGGCATCAGCTACAGGTGCAGCTACCTCAGCTACCAATGCTGCTGCAAGTGCTACCGCTGCGGCTGCTTCAGAGTCCTCTGTATCTGCGGATGCTAGTGCAGCGGCTACCTCAGCAACCAACGCAGCAGCCAGTGCAACCACAGCCACAACTAAGGCTAGTGAGGCAGCTACAAGTGCTACCAACGCAGCCACAAGCGCATCTACAGCTTCTACACAGGCAAGCAATGCAGCTACTAGCGCCACAGCAGCACAGACGGCACAGACCAATGCAGAGACTGCTGAGACTAACGCTGAGACTGCTGAGACCAATGCAGCAGCTAGTGCTACAGCAGCAGCTTCCAGTGCCACAGCAGCGGCAAGCAGTGCAACCTCAGCAGCAGCTAGTGCTACAGCGGCAGCAGCGGAGTTGTCTACAGCAGCTCTGAAGGCTAACAACCTGTCTGACTTGGCTAGTGCATCTGCTGCTAGAACTAACTTAGGACTAGGCACAGCAGCTACTACAGCGGCTACGGACTACGCTACAGCGGCACAGGGTACGAAGGCTGACACAGCTTTACAATCTAACTCAACACTTAACGCAGACAACATGACTACTGGTACGCTGAACGGCGGCACATACTAAGGGTATATAACTATGGCAACAAAAATTGTAACAAAGAACAGCTCTACTGCTTCTGCCGTTCCAACAGCAAGTGATCTTGTACAGGGTGAACTGGCGGTCAACGTAGCTGACAAACGACTATTTACTGAAGACAATGGCGGTGCTATTGTAGAGCTGGGTACTAACCCTAGTGGTAATGTAACCTTCCAAGACAACGGCAAAGCTATCTTTGGTGCTGGCTCTGACCTACAGATTTATCATGATGGTAATAATAGTTTTGTTGCTGACGAAGGAACAGGGGCTTTAGTTCTTCAAAGCAATGGTTCGTTTACCCTTATTCAAAATAGTTCTGGTGTGGCTAATGCAAGGTTTGATAGTGCTGGTGCGACAAGCCTTCGTTATAACGGAGCAGAGAAACTAGCCACCACCTCCACAGGCATAGACGTTACTGGAAACTTACAGGCAACAGGCTACTTAGCTGTAGACGGCGCATCAGGCAACACTGGAGCAGGTACAGACCGTTGGATTGGTGGTGACGGCACGGCAGGAACTTGGTTCTACAATGTTCCAACAGGCTCCAACCATTACTTTGCTGTAAACAATGCAAACAAGTTAGCAATTAACTCCACAGGCATAGACGTTACTGGCACAGTGACCGCTGATGGTTTGACTGTTGATGGTAGCACTGCAATCAATAACCCTTCATCTCAACAGATTACATTTTCCCGAACAGGGTCATCTGTTGGTTCAGGTACTATCGGCGCTGATGTTGCACAGGCAATGGGTATCTGGGATACAGATAACAATAAAGTTGCAGCTTTTTACCAAAACCAAGATGTTGCATTCTACGAGGACACAGGCACAACGGCTAAGTTGTTCTGGGATGCGTCTGCGGAGTCTTTGGGTATTGGTACTAGTTCGCCTGCTACA